CGAGGATTCGAGAAATTGCAGATCCAGGTCGGTACAGCGTCAAGGTCAATGGTGCCCTCATCGGGTACTACTCGACCACTAAGCTCTACGAGTACCTGGTACGCGCTGATCCGGTCCCCGGCGTGCGTGATCGGGATTGGTTACACCCGACCACCTATTCGGCATCTAAGATCCACCAGCTTGGTCCCTACGGCACGTGGGTGAAGGGCTCGACCGAATGGTCGGGCGATCTCTACACCGTGTCTATGGGGTCATCGCAGGCGGTTGGTTGGCAAGCTCCAGGTTACAGACCCCACCTTCTCAATGAGGCTATCATCCAGGCTCGGCAGAAGCTCGCCGATGATGGATTCAACCTCCTGGAGGACATCGCCGAAAGGCAACAGTCCTTCGATTTGATAGGTGACCGCTTGTTTTCTCTTGCCTACGCTTATCGCGCCGCGCGAGATGCGATTTCTGCATATCGTCGTGGTGGGATGAACGCAAGGCGCTGGGCCTTCTGGTCCAGGAAGTGGAAGGAGGCTTTTCGCCACCTTGGTCTGCATAAGAACTCCGTCGCAAGACGGATCTCTGAGAACATCCTGGCCTGGAACTACGGGGCGGCACCGCTCATCAGTGATATCGATGCGGCGGTGCAGATGGTAATGCGCGGCAATCAACTTCAGCCGCTTGTTACTGTTAAAGGTGTCTCGAAAGAAGGGGATCTTTCCTCGACACGTGAGGTGGGCGAACTCAATACGGGCTATTTGCCCCGTACGCTCATCTACAGCGAGCTGTGTTCTGCTCGTTGTGTCTTGGTGGTCACCGCGGCGATAAAAGATAATATCCGTGCCGCTGCCCTCCGAATCAATAATCCTCCCCTCTTGGCGTACGAACTCTGGTCGAAAAGTCTTTTTATCGACTGGGTTTGGCCGCTCGGAGACTGGATTGATTCGTGGGCCACAACGGCCGGTTGGAAATTCTATTCCGGTTACACCATGGAAAGGACTGTGTGTCGGACCATTTTTACTGGTGCTGATGACAATCACGGGAAGTCCGTTATCAACGGCTCTCGCGAGTGTATGCAGTACCGTAGGTACCGTATCACCAGTTTTCCTATCCCCGGGTTGCCTGGG